GGCAGCGGCTCGCCGACTTCATCTGCTACGCCTTTCCAGCCCATGAATACCAGGTCGAGGATTTCATCGTCGGTGATCGGATTTTCGACATCCTTATTGACGCTGGGGAAACGGGCGAATATCTCCTTGATTTCCGTCTTGGATAAGCGGTTGAATTCCGCATCAAAGGTGGATTTGTGGAACTTGCCGCCGTCGATTGCGGATTCCACGGTGACGGGGAAAAAATAGGTTTTGGATTGATCGATTTTGAACATGATGTACTTTCGCGAGGATAAAAATGCCCGTGACTAACTCACCCGCCCCGCGAAAGGCGAAGTGAGTTAGCTCGGTACGAGGGTCGGCTTGCGCCAAAAGCGGATTTACTGGAACGACAGGATCAGCTCATCATTTCCATTGACAGGGATCATGTCGAGCTTCGTGGTCAGCATCGTGATGCCGTCCTTGTCGGCATAGGCCGGAGTGGTCAGTTGCATACTGGGTGCATCGATCTTCACCTTGTTGCCGGCGGCGGTGCCGTGGGTGATGGAGAACACGCCGAGCGTCACATTCTTGATCTGCGTCCACCAGTCCTTGGCGGCCACGGTGGTCGCCTCCTGCGTGATCGATCCGGCTGGCTTGCGGTCCGTGAGTACAACACTCTCAGCACCGCCGACCAGCGAGCGGAATACCACCGTATTCGCATAGTCAAACGAGAAGTCGCTGGCAACGCTGGCCGCATAGCCGGCAACCACCAGGTCCGTCGAGTTCTGGCTATTCATCGCCAAGGGCTGCTGAAACGCAGAAAGCGTCACGGCTGGCATTGCGCCATCGGCTGCCGTTACAAACAGGCCGGTGAACGCGAACGTGAATATCGGGATCGCCCCCACCGCCATCTTTGCCGAAACGGTGCCGCGCGCGCCGAGCAGCTTGTGCACCACGCTATCGACGTTGGCATAGATCGTCGTAGATTCAAATCCGCCGGAAACCGGGGTGTAGATGACCTGTGCTGGCAGGTCATAGACGCTGGTGGCATCCGTCACCACGCCGAACGGGGTGGTGAGCGTAGCGACCTTGGTGGCGCCGACGTACGACCCGATGACGCCGGATTGGCCTACGCCGGTACCGCCGGTGATGTTGATCGTCATGCCGGCGTAAGCGCCATCAACGGCAGACGCGGGAGCGGCCAGCGTGATCGTGCCGGCGCTGCCGGCAGTTGCGGTGCCGGTTACGGGCGCGGCCAGCGCAGTTGCGGACAATGCGCAAGCCCGCAGCAGAGAATCGAATGCAGGGGCTGTGCCGGCAGTGCCGGACCCGGCAATTTCCACATCGAAGCTCACTTTGGCGTAGATCGCAGCCAGAACGGAGGAATTATTCCCCAGGTAAGCCTTGATGTTGTTGCGCTGGACGAGCGTCATTTCCATCGGCGAGACGGTCAAATTGCTCATCAGGATGGCGTTGGCCGCGCCGGTTGGCGTTGGGTCGACGCCGTATGTTGTTTCGATTTTGCTGAGGATCGCGCGTTTTCTGGTAAGCAGGGTCATGATTACTCCGTATGAGTGGTTGTGTCAGCCGGAGTAGCCGGAATGACGGGCGTAAAAAAACCCGCCGGAGCGGGTCGATCTGAAATTGCTGATTCGGGCGGCTCTGGCCGCACCGGATCGGGCGGTGCATCTGTACGCTCCATGAGCTTGAGTGCGCCGCCGGCATCCACTGCATAACTGCCGCCCATCCCTGCATACTGGTTATCCATCTGGAAACTCCTTCAAGTGATTCGTGAATTATTTGCTGCTTCTTTTTCCGATCAGAGCCCAAGAGTGGCATAGGCGGTGCGATACAGGAAAAGGTAGCGCACTGTGATCATGCAGGCCTGCCCGTCCGTATTTGCATACCTGGGCGCCTCGGTGGCGATTTCGAGTATGTCGATCAGACCGGCCGCCGTGTATCCAATTACGAGCGGATGGGCTATTTTCAGAATATCGTCGGCGTCCTTATCCGGCGTGTCACTGCGGGTGATTACGCTGACCAGAATGTCGCAGCTGCGGTCGGTGACGCCCATCCTACTGTTGTCGGGCGTCTCCGCGCCACGGTGCACGACCAGCACCGGGCTTTCCTCCCGGCTGAAGGCGATGGAAACGGAGCGCTCTACCAGCGCCGGGAATCCCGGTGTCGCCGAAAACAGCGCGATCAGCCCCTGGATGTAACTTTCACGCGCAGTCATGGCGCGATCTTTTCAAGCAGGGCGAGGAAGAACGTACCGTCGCCTTTTGCGGTCGGCGTTTGCTTGACGCGGAATTGCTCGCCGGATACCTGCACGATGTAACTGCGCTTGAGAACGATATCGGCACTCTGGTGCTCGATGCTGTAGTCGGCGCTGTGGACCATGCCGTCAAGCACTATCTGGTCCGGGCGCTGAAAACCAACCTCGAAATTTATTGCAGGACCAGCATCAGGCTGATACACGGCCTGCTCCAGCATGCCGGCGCGGCTGAATGCCGAAAAAAAAATGGATGGATCAAATGCCATGGCAGTTTCAGGCGGGGCTTACCCGCCTGCCCCGTTGTTACGGAAGAATGAGGCCGAGGATGCGTAGTTCGGCCAGCAGGGCATTGATTTTTGCCTTGCAGTCGTTGGCCAGCGCTTCGGCGGTTGCCAGGTCGGTGGCGTCGACGGTAGCGATGTCTGCCACTGCTGCTTGCGGTCCTTCCAGCGCGCCGGGCACGCTTTCGTTCAGCAACACGTTGCCGGTGGCCGATGGATTGGCCGCCGCTGCCGTAGCGGCGCCGATCAGGATGCCGACCGTACCATCGCTGTCGCAGCGTTTGTTGGTATCGTCCCAGTAGATTTTTTGACCTTGGGTCCAGGCCTGCGCGCTGGTTTTGGCGAGCGTGAACACGCCTTCGGTGCAGCCGACCACCACGGCACCCGACAATGCGGCATCAACAGCAACCGCGAAAATCGCGCCGACCAGAAAGCCTGCGCCGGCAGCGACGTCATAAGGCGCGACCAGATCCAGGTTCTCGCCATCTTGTACATAGTTTTTCATTTCAATCCTTTTGATAGTGGAAGCGGGCAGCGCGCGGATCGCGGCCGCCCTCAATTCGCTACTGTTGTGTTGCGCTGCGGTGCGTTATGCGCCAGGGTTCGAGTACAGTCCGCGCCAGTCGATTGCCTTGGCGGCGAATACATGACGTGCCTTGATCTGCAGGCCGTCCACCTCGAAGCCGAGGCGCTGCTCGGTGTACAGTCCCTGCTCGCCTTCCAGGTATGCGTACTCGATCGTGTCGACCATCGCCGGCGTGGCGGACAGGTACCACTGATTGCCGGACACGCGCGGATCGACGATCACCGTCAGAGACGTGTTGTAGTTCGGTGCGATATCGGACTGCTTGGTTGCGACGAACGAGGCAGACGTGTACTTGTTGGCTTCGCTTTCCTTGTCGGGGCCGACGATCAGGAAACTCGGCGTCAAATTCAAGACACGCCCTTTCAGTCCGACCTGTTTGCGCATCGCGGCGCGGCCGGCACCCAGGGTCACATCGGTGATCGCGCCGGCGCCGGAGAGATTGACATGCGCAGCGTCGAACAGGGCGACGGTGTCGGACATCGCAGCATTGGCGCTGAGGATGCCATATACGATGTCGCCTTCGAGCGCGGCGGCTTCTGCGGCCAGCGAAGTCGGAATGCGGTCGAAAGCCGACAGATCGTCATTGATGATCGATTCCCAGTCGATCGACACGATGCCGCCGGATTTGCCGAGTGCATATTTTTCGGCAGAATCGCCGAACGTCAAGTGCTTGTACTCGCCACCCGGGTTGATTCTCTGGAATGCCGAGGATTCGGACAGCTGCGTGCGTGCGACCTGGCGGAAGTCGGGTGCGGTTGTTTCGCGGGCCCAGCCGGTGAAGGTGCGCGGCTGCAGCATGTAAGCGGTGCGCAACGTGCGGTTGACGGTGCTGGCCAGGATTTGCGGGAAATCGCTGGTGCCCATCATGCCAGCGCGCGTTTGCAGATCGCGTTCCAGATTCAGGCCCATGACGGCGACTTCGCGCCGCGACATGCCGCGCGTGTTGCCGCCGGCCGCTTCGATCGACAGGCGCGCCATGTCGATCAGGTTCAGGCCGCGGAATTGGCGGGCGGCAGCCAGGCGCACAGCGTCGCGTGCAACCTCTGCGTTCGGGTTGGCGCGCAGCGTGATCGCATCCGACAGAGCCTGGCGGCGCATGTCGGTTTCATCGCTGACGGTCTGGAGCGCGGCGGAGCTGCGGGTAGATGTCGCTGCGTCACGGCTCGCCTTTTCGCGCAACACGGCCAGCCCTGCTTCGGCTACTGTCATGCTGCGCTGCGCGATCAGTTGATCGGCATACGCAGTATCGAGTCTGCCGAGCTGCACGGCCTCGCGAATGCCGGCGATGCGCTCGCCTTCCAGACGCGCGCCTTCGGCACGGGCATCGGATAGTGCGCGGGCATCGGCCTGCTGGTTTTCGGTAGCGGCTGGAGTCGTCGCCGCCGGATTATTGTTTTCACCTGGCATGGTGGTTTCCTTTCGAGTGGTATTTCCGGCGGCTGCCGGAGGTTGAGAAACAGTGGTGCTGCGGGTTGTGAACTTGCATGGGGCGGTGCGGCCGGTTGGGCCCTTATTCGGTTGATTGGGGTCGTCGCTGCGCACGCCGCAGTCGGCATCGGCGCCGATTGGCACCAGCGAAATTTCGCTCGGCTCCCAGTCGATGGCGCGGTAGATCCATGGCTGACCATCAATGGTTGGCTGAATGCGGTCGTACTCAAATACGTTGTAGCCGACCGAGACGTTGCCGATGATGCCGTCCTGTACATCCTGGAAGTACGGCTGCACATCGTCGCGCTTGGAGAATTCCGCTGTGGCAATGCCTTGCGCAGTGTCCAGCGACGCACTGCGGATCACGCCCATCACGTCAGACAGGTCATAACGCCCATGGCTGTTGAGCAGCGGTGCGCGGCCCGATTGCAGGCGTCCCATCCGGACATGTGCCGGGTCGAGGCTCAGCTCCTCCATGTAGTAGCGATCGTTGTACCAGTCGTAGCGCTGGACCCCGGCGCCGGTGGTCCAGACCAGATCGGCGGTGCGCGTGTCCGTATTAACGGTGGTGACGGGCGCGGTGCGCGTCATCATCGGCATTTGCAGCGTTTCGACCGTGCGGGCGGTTGGCATATGTTTTCCTCAATAAAAAGCCCCGCTCGACTTGCATCGGCGGGGCGTGACGGTGAGTTGCTTGTTTACTCTGGCGTGATCAGTTCGGCGGTAGTGGCGGCGTCAATCAGACGTTTTGCTACGGCAGCGTCGGAATCGGTCAGGATTCCATAGCCTTTCAATTTTTCGCGTTCCTGATACATTTCCAGGAATACTTCGTCCGGATCGTCGCCGCGCTCGCGGATGGCTTCTGAAATGGATTGCAGGCCGCCCCGGATAGCTTCTTTCGTGCCCAGCACATCCTTGAGTGGGTCGACCCATTGCAGGCGCGGCATGGTCCACTTGAAGCGCTCGATCGGCTTGCGCGTGGCACCGGCCAGCCGCGCATCTGCCTGGAAGCGCATTGCAATCGGCTGCAATACCATCGGCTTCAATGCCAGCCATTGCTCGGCCTTGATCATTTGCCGGAATTCCACCAGGCCGGCGCGGTAACTGCTGAAGTTGAATTTGGACAGATCCCCGGTCATCTGCGAATACATCACGCCGGCGCCGGAAGCGATCGCATGCAGCTGAGTCGATGTGTAATCGCCATAACCGCCGCCAGACGATGGATTGCCGAAATCGACGCCTTCGGCATTCGACAGGTACTTGATCATGCCGGGCGCGACCTTTTCCTGCACAGACGCGCCGCTATTCGATGATTTCGCTTCGTTTCCGATGCGTAATGCAGCATCATCCGTGCGCACGAACGCAACGAAACACGATTCGATTTTCTTGCGTACCAGCTCGGCTTGTTCATAGTCGGCAAGATCGCGCAGGCGCATCAGAGATACCGCCAGTTCGGGCATGCCGCGTGTTTGCGTCGGCCGGCGCTTGCGGTAGTAATGCAGCACTTCGGAGGCTGGCACGCGTTTACTTTGAAAGCTCTGCAGCGCGAAGCTGGCGACTTCGCCTGGATGGATCGGGTACAACCAGTATGCGACGCGCTGGCCGATCAGATTGTATTCAACACCGTAGATTGCGTAATTGCCGTTTTCCAGCGGGCCGAGTTTGGTCTGGTCCAGGTGATCCGGCTCCAGTACCTGCAGTTGCAGCGGCACCTTGTACCCGTCGTCAGGCAACCGCTGCCTGAAGCGGATAAGCACTTCGCCGCTTTCGTGGCGCGTGCGGACCGCAAGTTCAATCAGGCCCTTGAAATCGAGCTGGCCGTCAGCGTCGCAATACTCGCACCAGTCATCCCACAGCACCTGATCCGGCGCTTTTCCGATAATGCCGTCGCCGACCGTGTTGACGACCAGCGTGTCGAGCGCGCGCGCTGCATATTCGTTGTTGCGCACCACATCGCGACAGCGGTTACGCACGCGCAGTAGCGCTGAGCCGACTTCGACGTTGGCACTGCCGTGACCGGCTACCCATCCATCCGTGCGGCGCCCCACCTTGGCTGCATCGTAACCACGCACCAGGTCGAGCGCGCGGCGAGCCTGTGCGCGCTTCACACCCGCCATCGGATTGACGAAGCTGACGATTTCATCGAAAAAATTCATCGATCAGTCCCGGCTGAATACGGTGAGCGTGGTAGGGCCACGGTTAGAGAGTGGTAAGGATGCGAGCTGACCGGTTGCAATAAGCTCGCTCTTGACCATGTCGCGTGCCTTGATCAGATCGCTAATGCTGCGGTACCAGACCTCTTTGCCATCGTAGAGTACTTTCAGTTCTCCGGATGCAATTGCAGACTCGATTGCGCTTAGTTGATTTAGTGTGAATGCCATGATTTTTATCCCAGCCAATTATCGGTGCCGGCCAGCCAGTTGTCGGACGGAGGTGCGGCGGTAACTTGCGCGATTGTTTCTTTTTTTGCGGACGTCTGTACGGGCATGTCTTCCACTTTTTCGGCGGGCGCCGCTTCTACGGTTGCCGGGGTCCGGAACAAATCTCCGTTGGTCGGCTCGACCATGGCCTCCAGCGCGGACCAATCCGCATCGCGCATCGTGTCGAGACGCAGTAGCGGGTGATACGCGGCGGCGAACCCGTATACAAACAAGTCGATCACTTCGTTGCGCCGGCCTGGCAACTTGCGCCATACCTTCTTCGCAGCGTCGTACACTTCGGACGTCAACTGTTCGAAATACTCTTCCGACAGCGCCATCGGAAAATGAATAAACCGGTCGTTCGGTACCGCCTCCTCGTCGGATGCGATGTAGTTAAACAGCAGCGACTTAGCGGTATCAGTGCCGATTATCCAGAGCTGAACGCCGCCTTTGATTGTGCGCCCCTTATGGTTCACATCCTGAGCAGTCGGGCGGCCGATGACTGGCTTGCTGCCAGCCGACGAACCTTTGATCGCAAACACGCCAGCATGCCGATATAGCCTGGCGTACTGATACACCTCATGCGTATGGTGCCCGCCGGAGTCAATGGCGCAGGTCTGGACCCGCATCGACACGCCAAAGCTATTCACCAGCGGCCGGTCGCGCAGATCGGTCAAGCGGGTCCAGACGTCGTCTTTGGCCGGATCGCCATCGATGATCCCATAATCGATCACCCAGTGATGCTTACCGCGGCCCAATCCCATGATCTGGTATTCAAGGCGGTTGCCCTGCACGTCGACCGACATCACGAGTACCAGACAGCTGCGCGGTACTGTGCGCAACTGATAATCCTCGCGGCGCTTGGCGATTTCCGCGCCTTTGATCTGGCCGCTCAGATCCTCCCAGCATTCGGCCAGCTCATTGTTGATGAACACTTTCAGTGCCACCGGGTCTGACTGCGCTGAGATGAAATCCGAGGCCATCTGAGTCCAAGGGCGCCAGCCGAGGGGCGCGTAAATGCTCGACAAATGAAAGCTAGCTACGCCATCCTCGCCTTTTGCTGATACATGCCAGCCGGCACCCACATACCCTTTCGTCTTCCAGGACGATTCGGTGTTTAATGCACCGCAATGCTCGCATGCATACGCAGCCTTTTCCGGCACGTCCTTGGGCCACTTCATCTGTGACCATTTGAACCACTGCCCTTCGCCGCAATCAGGACAATGCACGATGTAATGTTGCTGATCGCCGCGCTTGAAATTGCGGTCAATTGGCGATGACCCCTCGATCGTTGGAGTGCTGTTGCCAAAAATACGCGCCTTGCGCCCGAAATTGCTGGTGCGTTTCTTAGCCAGTTCCTCCGGGCTGCCCTGGTTGCCGATATCGCCGGCGTATTCATCCATCTCCTCGAGCAGCACATAGCGCATGGTCGACGATTTGAGGCCGCCCGGGCGGTTCGCGCCGATCAGCTGCATGAACCCGCCAGGAAATTTCTTGCGGCGCTGGGTATTGTCAGCTCCCTTGATGTTTGGGTCCCTCACCCGCCGACGCAAGCCTGGTGTCGACTCGCGCATCGGTTCGAAGCGCGACAGGTTCCACTTCTCGGCATCTTCAACGGTTGCAAAAACAGCGAGGATGTTGCCGGCCGCACTCGTGATCGCGTGGCCGATGAAATTTTCACCGAGGGCGGAACCGCCCAGCTGGTGACCTTTTTTAAGGTACACCTCGCGATACTGGCTGTCTGGCGACAGCGCCTGCATGATGCCGACCAGGTATGGTGTACGGCTGTTGCGCCACGGCCCCGGCTCCGGACTGTCTGGCGGCAAGATACGATGGCATTCTGCCCACTCTGCAATCGGCACGCGACTGTCTGGCTTGATCGCTTCACTGATCGAGCGGATAAATTCGTCTACCGCACCCATTTATTCATCCTGGTCCTGCAGCAGCTTGCCGATATCGATGCCGGCCAGCGCAGCGGAAAGTTCGTTTTCAACCAGCACTTCGCAGGCATGCGAATCGGTTTCAGCAGCCAGCTGGTCCTTGATCCGTGTCGCCACATTCATGATCGAATCGCGCAATGCGCGAAATGACGTGTACGCAATCCGCTTCGCCTCATCGACGTTGATGAGATGGCCGACCATTTGCTCGTACTCCAATTGCTGCTTGAGCGCCTGGTAGCGTTCGCGTGTGGCGCGATGTTCACGATACTCATTCGCCACACGATCGGTGCCACTCAATTCTTCCGGCTCAGGCTTGTCGCCAGATTCGGGCGCCAGCGGCGGCAATACAATTTGCTGCCGCTGCGGAGGCGTCTGGCTTTCGATAGCATTCACGGCAACCCGCGATGTATCCGTATTGACTTGCCAGTCGCGGTCCGCAATGCTTGGATCAATTTTCTTTTCTACTGTTGCCGAGATGCGCTTGTCGCGAAGCGCCTTCTGCACTGCGCCTAAGGTAACGCCTCTATGACGAGCATATTCTCGATATCCCATCAACATGGTGACTACCCTAGTGACTATTGGGGTGACTACCTAAGGTGACTACTTAAGTGACTACCCTATTTAAACTCTGAAACAATCCAAATATCGTGGCTCGAATTACCCACATCGCAGGGGGCTGGGGAAGGACCCGAGAAAATGCTCTTATGCGGCATCAGAAGCCGCTACTTGAAAACAGATGTGAACGATTCGACGAACCGGACTGGCGCTGCACTCTCTGCTGCTTTCTGCCCCGCGTAGAAGAAGTCGAAGCGTTTCTCATACTGGACATCACTGACAAAAACGAGTATCGGCTTTACCGCTGACCCTTTTGCGAATGGGTAACGTGCCCAGATACCAAGCGGCAAAGTGCTTGCCGCGCTGCCTGGACGTCCGACGAAATACACGACGCCTTGAATTCCTTTGCGCTTGTTACCCTTGGCCAGACTGGCACGACGCTTGTCCGTCATATTGGCCCGATACCCCATCTCCGGGAATGCCCTGAAATACGACAGCAGCTGGACAATCAAGCCCCTATCGATATTTCCGTATTGATCCATCTTTGCACCAGCGCCAGGGACGATTGAATATCCCGGTGGAAGCGCACCGACTGCCTGTAGAGCACGCTCGAAGCGCTTGTTGTTGCGCCCGCCGCCCTCAATCTGTGGTGCAAGGTAGGCGCTGGCAGCGGTGCCCTTACCGGAGAAGTCCTTGATACCTATGTCAGCCTGCAGATCCACTTCCGTCGCTGACTTGATATAAATTGCATCCAGCGTATAGGGTGTTGGCCTATCGAACGAATCGCTTATCTCATGCACCAGCGCGGCACGAACGTCTTTTGCTGTCTTGTTCAGCGCCTGAGCCACTGCAAACGGCACCTGAGTCTGGTAGAGATCGGTAAATGACTTGATGAGGTCGTCAACACCTTGTATTTGTATTGCGAACATAACTACGACTTATACGGCCATGTGTATGCAACTGGCGGCGCAACGGCATCAGGCTTCCTCATCCACCTACCGAACAGGATCATAAGCATGGCCAGATCAGACATGACGCACCTTGAATAAGAAAGCCGCTGCCGCAATTCAATGCGGGTCAGCGGCTAAAGTGCAGCGGGAAGCCACACGCGGAGAACTGTTATCGTAGAGATGGATCACCTCCGATCGATAGTTGAAAACTGGATTCAGAATGCAAAAAGCCCGCTTTTCAGGGCGGGCATTCTATTTCAGTCGCAATAATTACATCTAGCACGCACATCCTAATTGAAATATCTGCGTGTTGCAATGTGTTTTCGCATCTTCGGCTCCAGGATCGCTTCGGCTTCGCATAGCACGTCGGCAAAGATCGCGTTGTTGAATATCCACGCCGTGCAGACGCCTTTAGATTTTCTGATGGCCCACCATTGGCGGCGACTCAGCGAATTGATCATAACCTCAACCGCCTCGCCGGCCTTCATGAAGTCTTTGACATCTTGCTCGTTAGCGCATCCAGTCGTGACCTGATAGTCAGACAACGTAGACCAACGCGCCCAAATATTCAGACACACATCCAGCGGACGTTGCGCCGGATGCATTTTTATCTCAATCGCTCTCGCCGCCTGCATCATTATTCCCCGCTCCCTGTAGTTTTCGCTTCCACTTCGTAACTGATGCCACGCGCATCCCGTTTGATCATCGTGACGCGCTTTGCCTTGGTGCCTACCGTATGGCCGTTCTCGCTGGCCCAGAACATCGGCTGGCCGTTCATTCCCTTGCGCACCTGCCCATCTATCGAATCCTTGCCGAACGCTGCCCTGAGCTCGTCTATCAAGGCCGCCACCGTCGGCATCTGCTCCCGCATCGAACCTTTAGCCATGAGAAAGCCTTTGTATCAGGGGGTTACAGGGTGCGGCCCATACCCTGATACGCTGTAGCCCTTTGTTTATAAGGCTTGTTACAGGGGTTACAGGGGTTACAGGGGTTAACTCACGTATACGCGAGAAATGCATTTTTATTGCCGTTGCGCATGCTGTTATGGATGCGTGATGTTTACTCACGTGACGTGCGCGAATACCCCTGTAACCCCTGTAACCCCTGTAA